ATGAAGGTAGAACTGCTCAAACTAGACGAAATCACGCCTTATGCACGCAATCCACGGATCAATGCGCACGCGGTGGAAAAGGTCGCAGCATCGATCAAAGAGTTTGGTTTTCGCCAACCGATTGTGACGGACGGTGAGCATGTGATCGTCGCCGGTCATGTGCGCTATGAGGCGGCCAAACGGCTGGGATTAAAGAAAGTGCCGGTGCATGTAGCCGAAGGACTCACGCCAGCGCAGATCAAAGCCTATCGGATTACGGATAATCGCGTCGGTGAAGAATCGGAATGGGATAAAGCGCTGCTGCAGCTGGAAGTCACCGAGCTGGGTGAAGAGAAATATGACACAGAATTGCTGGGCTTCAATGTCGAGGAACTGAAGGAGATCGAATCCTCGCTGGATGATCTGCTGGAGGATGGTTTCGGCGATGATGAAGATGGCACCATCGAGGAAGCGGATACCACTGCCCGGATCGGTTCCTACTCCTTCACCATTGAGCGCGGCCAGTATCTCGAATGGCTGGAAGCGCTGAAGCAGAAAGCTGGCTTTGAGAAAAAAGACATCATCGAAGAACTGAAAAAACGGTTGGGATTATGAAACTGATCAACGTCAATGAGATTGCGCCCTCGACTTATAACCCGCGCGTGGCTGATCCGGAGCGGCTGGATTTGATCGAGCTATCGCTTCGCAAGCTGGGCTTTTTGCTGCCGCTTTATGCCACGCCGGATGGAGAAATCATCTCCGGGCACCAGCGTCATCATGTCGCCTGCCGTATGGGTGCGACGCAAGTGCCGCTGGCGGTCACCCGTGCGATGGATTTAGCCGAGCGTAAAGGTGTGAACGTGGTGTTCAACCGCGCCACTAATGATCTGGGGCAAAGCGATACGGTCGAGAAGATCAACAATCAGCTCAAAGCCGCCGATGTACGCAAGCTGGCCGAAGCGATCCTCGATAAGGAAGTGGATAGCCCGGAATTCTTTCCCTGCCTGAATGCCAAACCGCACGCGATTGCGCCGTTTCTCAAAGCCAATCAAGGCCGCTGGAAGAACTACGCGCTCAATCTTGCAAAAACACTCAAGCGCCGGGGCATCGTGATGCCGATTGTTGCCACGCGGGATTACAAGGTGGTTAATGGTATTGGCCGTTTGCAGCAATTTGCCGAAACTGGCAAAGAGCAGATTCCAGTGGTTTTTGTCACGGACGAAGAAGGCGCTCTGGCGGAGGCCATGCTTAATTACCTGTCGATGGATTTTGACATTCACCGCCGCTATGAGGATTTGCTACGTCATAATTCGTTCCGGCGGCTGCATCAGGTACGCAAGAATCTGGGGCGCGGCTTCATCTTCGCGGTGGCAGGTGATGCCACGGCTAAGAGTTTTGATGTCACCAAAGAGGATTGCCGCCAGCGTTGGATTGCCAAATATGGCCGCTGCGTACTGGATTTTGGTGCCGGGCATTTGCATGAAACGCATATCCTGCGAAGCATTGGTGTGACGGTCACCCCGTTTGAGCCCTACCGTGTCACGCATGGCAAAGACATTGATAAGGAAGCGAGCCTCACACTCACGAAGGAATTCCTGGAGGCGATAGGCACGGACAAGCTGCGCTATACCTCGATCTTTATTTCCAGCGTGCTGAACAGCGTGCCGTTCAAAGAGGATCGTCAGCATATTGTTTGCATCTGCGCGGCATTGGCACAGGAACAAACGCTGCTTTACGCGGTCGCCTCGGCGAGCAACCACATCAATATCAAGCAGCTGAATGGCTATCATTCACTGAATGAGCGGCAATCGAGCGGCGTGCTGTTCCAACTGGATTACGAGGAAGGCATCACGCTGGGCGACATCGCCACCTCGCCGAAAGTCCAGAAGTACCATTCGCAGCGCGAGTTCTATGATCTGTTCAAAGAATTCTTCGACATCGTGAAGGTGGATGAGTGCAATCAGAATGTGCAGGCGATCTGCGCTAAACCAAAGAAAATAAACGCGAAAAGACTGAAAGCAGCGCTCGAATTTGAGTTCGATTTACCCTATCCTGATGGCACACGGATGGGATTGGTTTCTCAAGCAAAACAGGCCTTTTCCAACCGGTTAGGAATAAAGCTATGATCATACTACTCGATTTGAATTACACGCTGGTTGCCAACAGCCATGACAAACGCAAACCCTTCAGCTCGCAGATTGAATATGAGCAATATCGCGAATGGTTGGTGAGTTTGGTGGCACCCTATCACACCATCCTGATGACAGCGCGACCGGAGAAACACCGGCAACTGACGCTGGATAGCCTATACGGAAAAGCCGGATGGATTCCGCAGGAAGCGCATTTCAATCGCTATTACAAACCGCCCCATATTGCCAAGCGGATCATGCTGGAACAGCTGGTCTTTCCGAAGCATGGCACAAATCCGAAGCAATATCTGGCGATTGAAAGCAACCCGCGCACGCAGGCCATGTATGGGGAATTTGGTATCCCCTCAATCAAAGTATGTGAGCATGAAGTATGGACAACACTCCCCACACCGCAGACGGTGAGCTGATCGACATCCCGAAGGAATGGACGTTTGAGAATGCCAGTGTTGCCAAGGGATTTGATCATCACGTGCGCGAGCAGCTGCCGTGGTATGATCTGGTCACTGGCGCGGTGGCGCATATCGCCCGGCATTACATCCCGCAAAATGGGCTGGTCTATGACATTGGCGCATCCACCGGAAATATCGGTAAGGCGTTGGAACCAGCTCTCACGCAGCGCCGTGCCCGGCTGATTCCGATTGAGCCAAGTGCGGAGATGTGCGCCAGCTATCACGGACCCGGCAAGGATGATCTGATTCAGGCCGATGCCTGTCATGTGCCAATTCAGCCCTTTGATGTGGCGATCTGCTATCTGGTGATGATGTTTATGCCGGTGCATGAGCGCCCGGCCTTTATCGAAAAGCTCCGGCAAAACCTGAAGCCCGGTGGCGCGATTGTGATCGTCGATAAATGCGAGGCAGCCACTGGCTATCAGGCAACCGTGCTGTGGCGGCTGACGCTGGCGGGAAAGATGGCCGCCGGTGTGATGCCGGAACAGATTATAGCTAAGGAATTATCGCTCGGCGGGGTGCAGCGCCCCCTTGATCCATCGATTTTAGGAGATGACGCACAGGAATGGTTTCGGTTCGGAGAATTTGCGGGGTGGATAATGACATGATGATGGGAACACCGAATGCAGATTCTTCACAAAGTCGCCGTTATTGCCCGGTTCCTGAACCTGACCGAACGCCGGGTGCAGCAGCTGGCGCGGGATGGCATCATCCCCAAGCCAGAGAAAGGCAAATACGATCTGGTGCGCTGCGTGCAGCGCTATGTGCATTATTTGCAGGAACGTGCCTACGGCAGCGGCGAGACTCCGAGCGACACCTATCAGGAACGCGCCCGGCTGATTAAGGCGCAGGCCGATAAAACCGAACTGGAAGTAGCGACGCTTAAAAGCGAGCTGGTGCCGGTGGATGTGGTGGAAAGCGATTGGCTGAACCATGTTTCTGCCTGCCGCAGCCGCTTGCTGGCTATTCCCAGCAAATCGGCCTTTCAGATTGCCACCTTAAAAGAACCCGATGAGATCGAACGCTTTTTGAAACGCGCCATTAACGAGGCACTGGCGGAGCTATCACGCGATGACGACGAAATACAAGACACTCCGGAAAAAACTCCAAAACGCATGGACTCCGCCACCGGAAATGACCGTAAGCCAGTGGGCGGACGCAAACCGAAAACTAAGCCCGGAAGCAAGCGCCGAACCCGGAAGGTGGAGGACTGACCGCGCACCCTATCAGCGCGGCATGATGGATGCAGTCAATGAGATGGGCGTGCGCGAGGTGATCTTCATGACCTCGGCGCAGATAGGAAAAACCGAGATATTGAACAATATCCTTGGCTATTTTGTGCATCAGGACCCGGCACCGATTCTGTTTATCCAGCCGACACTGGATATGGCTGAGGCATGGAGCAAAGACCGCCTTGCGCCGATGATCCGTGATACGGATGCGCTGACTGGCTTGTTTAAGGATGCGAAAACACGCAATAGCGACAATACGCTGCTGCATAAGAAGTTCACCGGTGGCCATATCACGATGGCGGGAGCTAATAGCCCATCATCACTGGCCAGCCGCCCGATTCGCATTGTGTTGCTGGATGAAGAAGATCGCTATCCGGTTTCGGCAGGTAGTGAGGGTGATCCGGGATCACTGGCACAGAAACGGACAACGACATTTTGGAATCGGTTGCTGGTATCGGCTAGCACGCCGACCATTGAGGATGAAAGCAAGATTGAGTCACGCTATCAGCAAAGTGATCAGCGAAAATTCTATGTGCCGTGCCCGGAATGTGATGCGTTTCAGGTGCTGCGGTGGCAGCAGATCAAGTTTGAGAAAGGCAATTCGGCCAGCACCTATTATGAGTGCGAGCATTGCGAAGCCCACTTACGCGATAGCGATAAAATGTGGATGCTGGAGCATGGCGAATGGCGAGCCGAAGCCGCCTTCAATGGCATTGCCGGGTTTCATATCAACGAGCTGTACAGCCCTTGGGTGCGCTGGCGTGAAATGGTGGAGAATTTCCACAAAGCCAAGCGCTTGCCGGAAACGCTGAAGGTTTGGGTTAATACCAGCTTAGGCGAGACATGGAAGGATAAAACCGAGGGCGTTGATCCTGCTGGATTGCTTAAACGCAAAGAAAATTGGGGGCGTGTCGCCCCTGATGGCGTGATGGTGATCACTGCTGGTGTGGATGTGCAGGACGACCGGCTGGAAGTGGAAGTGATTGGCTGGGGCGTCGGGCAAGAATCATGGTCACTGCAATATCATGTGCTGCATGGTGATCCGGCGCAGGCCAAGGTATGGAAGGATTTGGATAATGTGCTGTCTCAGCTAATTGCCACCAGCGATGGCCGCACCTTGCCCGTGGGCTGTGCATGTGTGGACTCAGGCGGTCACCATACGCAAAAGGTCTATGAATACTGCAAAGCGCGTGAGTACCAGCGAATTTATGCGATTAAAGGCGCGAGTCAGATTGGCAAGCCTCTGGTTAGCAAATTCAGCAAGGCGAATAGGCTGCGGGTTAAGCTCTTTTCTATCGGCACGGATACGGCGAAACAAATGATCTATGCCCGGCTGAAGATTCACCAGCCGGGTGCGGGATATTGCCATTTTCCATCCAATTATCCGGAGGAGTATTTCAAGCAGCTGACTGCCGAGCGCATCCAGACGCGGTTTGTGAATGGTCACCCAACGCGCATTTGGGTGATGCCCAAAGGCAGACGTAACGAGGCGCTCGATTGCCGTGTCTATGGCATGGCGGCGCTGCATATCCTCAATCCAAATCTGGATCGGCTGGCCAAAGAGCGTGAACGCGAGCAGCTGCGCCAGCCTGAAACGCAGGAAGTAACAGAGGCACCGACCAGTAAAGACTGGATGGGCTACGAAGACTGGAATTTTAACTAAACTCTTAGAGTTAAAGGAAATCATCATGGCACTGACACTTACTCAGGCGCAAACCGCGTTAGATGCGTGGATTGCGGCAGACCTCGCTGTGGCCAAAGGCCAGAGCTACACGATGAACGGGCGCTCGCTGACGCTGGCCAATGTGAAGGAAATCCGCGAGCAGATTCAATATTGGGAACGCCGCGTTTCGGCTTTCCAGCAAACAGTCCAGCAAAACCAACACGCAGCCTTAGCGGATTTCTCAAATGACTAATTTCATTGATAAAGCAATCGAGGTTGTCTCACCGGAGGCAGCGCTTCGGCGGGAAACGGCGCGGCATATACTCAAAGCGCAGCGTGCCTATGAAGCCGCACAGCCCTCGCGCCTGCGTAAAACCAAAACCGATCCCGGCTCTGGTGATACGATTCTGGAACGCGCTGGCGTGTCACTGCGCCTGCAAGCCCGACATCTCGATGAAAACCACGATCTGGCCGGTGGGGTGTTGGATGTGCTGGTCAATAATGTAGTTGGGCGCGGGATTGCGGTCGAGCCGCAGGTGAAGCTCAAAAACGGTGATCTGGCCAAGCCGGTTAATGACAAGCTGATGGAGCTATGGGAGGAATGGGTGCGCTTCCCGGAAGTCACATGGGAATGCCACTGGAATCACATGCTGCGCCTGCTTGCCCGGCACTGGTTCCGCGATGGTGAGGTGTTGGTCAAACATATTGAAGGCACCAGCAACACGATTGATCACGGCACGCTGGTGCCATACTCGCTGGAGATGATCGAAGCGGATTTCCTCCCCTTTGATCTGACCGACACCAAAAAGAAGATCATTCACGGGGTGGAAAAGAACGCATGGCGCAGGCCGCGAGCCTATCATCTCTATAAAGAGCATCCGGGTGATGCGCACACGCTGGTCACCAAGTTTGACACGAAGCGCTTCCCGGCAGAAAAGATTCTGCATCTGAAGATTTCCAAACGGATCAGCCAGACACGCGGGGTATCAGTCTTTGCCAGCGTGATGGCACGCATGGAAGATATTAAGGATTACGAGCTTTCCGAGCGCATGGCAGCCAAGGTAGCGGCCAGTATTTGCGCGTATATCCGCAAAAGTCTGGATGGACCCGCTGCCGGTGTACAGGTGGATGAAAGCGGCAAGCGCAAGATGGAAATGCGCCCCGGCATGATCTTTGACAATCTGCTGCCCGGCGAAGAAGTCGGCATGATTGATAGCAACCGCCCGAATGCCATGCTGGAGCAGTTTCGCAACAGCCAGCTTCGTGCGGTGGCAGCGGGTACTTCCACTGGTTATTCCTCGATTTCGAAGGATTATAACGGCACCTACAGTGCCCAGCGTCAGGAGTTAGTCGAGCAATCGGTACATTATGCGGTGCTTCGGGAATATTTCATCGAGCGCTGCGTGCGCCCGATCTGGGAGCGGTTTGTCAGCATGGCTGTACTTTCCGGTCAGCTGCAGCTTGCCGAAGGTGAGATCAACTCGAACAGCCTGAAGAAAGCTGGCTTTCAAGGTCCTATCATGCCGTGGATTGATCCGCAGAAAGAAGCCAATGCCGAAGAGAAGATGGTATCTGCCGGGTTCAAATCACGGGCGCAGGTGATCCGTGAGCGTGGTGGCAACCCGCAGGATACGTTCGAGCAAATCAAGCAGGAACGTGAGCAGGAAAAGGAGGCTGGCCTCAGCTTCAGCACCAGCGGCAAACAACTTTCATTATTCAACGAAAACCAAGGAGACAGTGATGCCGAAGAAAACGACACAGACTCCGGAGAAGAAAAATCCGGAGATTCTAACCCGAACGATTGATCTCAATCGTGAATCCATTGTGGATGAAGAAAGCCGCCTCGTGCGGCTTTCTTTTTCGTCTGAGGAGCCGGTCACCCGCGCATCCTTTTTCAGTGATCCGTGGATTGAAGTGCTTGGGCATGAGCGCAGCGAGGTTGATCTGCAACGCCTGAATAACAGCGCCCCGGTGCTGTACAACCATGATCGCAATGAACGCGGCAGCCGCATTGGTGTGGTGGAACGCGCATGGGTCGAAAATGGCCGTGGCTATGCAGAAATCCGCCTGAGCAAGCGCGATGAGGTGGAAGGCTTCTGGCAGGATGTGCGTGATGGCATCCTCCGCAATGTCTCGGTCGCTTACCGCATTAACGAGCGCAAACTCGAAGAAGAAAACAAAGATACACCAGATCGCTATCGCGTGACTAGCTGGACACCGATGGAGATTTCACTGGTCGATATTCCTGCTGATCCCACCGTTGGGGTTGGCCGGTCTCTGGAGGAAACCCCTTCAGCATCACAACCCCAACCTAACCAAAAGGAGAACACTATGCCTGAGAAAGTCATGGAAAACGAAACGCCTGAGCGGAAAGACAATCCTGCTCCGGCAACCCCGCCTGTCGATAAGGAAGCCTTGCGGCAGGAAACACTCACAGCAGAAAAAGCACGCCGCACGGAGATTCGTAGCCTGTTTGAAGGTCATGCGGATCATATCGAAGTGCGTGATCAATGTCTGGATGATCCCAAAATTGATATTCATGAAGCACGTAAGCTGCTGCTGGATGCGATCGGCAAGGATGAAAAGCCAGCCGCAAACGGCCAGCGCATCGAGATGGGTGAAACGGATGCGGAGAAATTCAGCCGTGCGGCGGAAGATGCGATTGCTTTCCGTGCCGGTATTGCCGATGATAATGTGCAGCGCACCGAGCTTTATGGCTACACGCTGTTTGAGATGGCGCGTAAATGTTTGGAGCTTCGCGGCATTCGTACCGAGCGGATGGACAAACGCGAGCTGGTCGGCCGTGCCTTTACACACAGCACGTCAGACTTTCCGAAAATTCTGGAAAACAACTCCCGCAAAGCCATGCTGCGTGGGTATGAAGAAGCCGAGGAAGTCTTCCCGCGCTTTACCCGCACCGGCAATCTTTCGGACTTCAAACAGCATAGCCGCGTGGGTATGGGCACGTTTGATACGCTGGATGAGATTCCCGAAAGCGGCGAATACAAGCATGGCACCATTGGTGAGCGTGCCGAAAGCATCAAGCTGGCTACCTATGGAAAGCTGTTCAGCATTTCCCGTCAGGCGATTATCAATGATGATCTGATGGCATTCACGGAAATCCCGCGCAAGATGGGGCGTGCAGCCGCTCGTACCGTGGGAGATCTGGTTTTTGCCATTATCAATGATAACCCCACCATGAGCGATGGCGCAGCGCTCTTCCATGCGGATCATGATAATCTGGCTAGTTCGGGTGCTGCGCCAAGTGCCATTAGCGTGGGTGCCGGACGCACCGCCATGCGAACACAGAAAGATGGTAAGGCTACGCTCAATATTCCGCCTTCCTTCTTCCTTGTGCCTGCTGCGCTTGAGGATACGGCGCAGGTGCTGATGGTATCGGAGACTGATCCATCGAAAACCAATAGCCGTATTCCGAACCCGGTTCGCAATGCAGCCGAGGTGATCGTCGATGCACGGCTGGATGCTGCCTCTACCACGGCGTGGTATCTGCTGGCTGACCCGAACCGCTTCGATACGATTGAAGTCGGCTATTTGGATGGCGTGGCGGCTCCGTTCCTTGACAGCCAAGAAGGCTGGACGATTGACGGGGTGGAATACAAGGTGCGTATTGATGCGGCGGCAGCGCCTCTTGAATTCCGCACCCTGTACAAAAACGCAGGCGCTTAAAGCTCTTTAACCCAAAACCTAAAAGCAGCGGCTTTAGGCCGCTTTTTTAATGCCTAAATCAAAGGAGAAATCTCATGGCAACAAACTACATTCAGGAGGGTAAAGCCCTCAATTACACGCCTTCGGGCGCAGATGTCGTATCCGGCGACTTTCTGGTGATCGGCACTATTGGCGCGGTGGCCAAAACGGACATTGCCGATGGTAAAACCGGTGCGGTGCATATTTGCGGAGTGTTCAGCGTCGCCAAAGCCAGCGGTGCTATCACGCAAGGCGCGAAGCTCTACTGGAACAGCTCCAACAGCAACCTCACCACCACTGCTTCCGGCAATACGCTGGTGGGTGTAGCAGCAGCTGCCGCAGCATCCGGCGATGCCACCGTGCCGCTATTGCTCAATGTTGGGCTGTAATCATGACGTTCATTGAGGACATGCAGGGGCGTGATCTGGCGCTCCTGCAAACGCTGGATGGCCGCGTCATTACTTACACCCCCGATGGCGGCACACCGCGTGTGATTGCCGGAATGTTTCAGGCATTCTCCGAGCTAACGGGCGGGGAAACCGTGGATGTACTGGTGAATAATCCGATCCTGTCGGTTCGCACGATGGATGTGCCGGAACTGGCGGTGGGTGATGCCTTTTCCATTGATGGTCAGGATTATGAAGCTGCTGTCATTCGCCCGGATAGTGAGGGGATCACCGAAATCATGATGGAGAAGCTATGAAACACGCACGCACCCAGATTCGCAATGCGGTCACTACTTTGCTGAAAGGCAATACGACCGCAGGCAACCATGTCTATGAAGCGCGAGTTTATGCGCTGGATGATCCAAAACTACCCGCCTTGCTGATTTATACCAAGCAGGAAACGGTGGGTGAGCAGTCCATGAGCCGTCCCCGCACGCAGCATAGGGAGCTATTTGTCACGGTAGAAGCTTACGCAAAAGCACGCGGCAATGTCGATGAAGCTACCGACACACTGGCGATGGAGGTTGAGCAGCTGATTGCTGCCGATCCTACTTTAAGTGGTTTGGTGAAGGATACCTCACTGGATAGTACGGAAACACAATTTTCAGACGATGGTGAAAAGCCTGTGGCGGTCGCCATTCTCACTTTTTCGGTGCTTTACGCCGTCAAGGAACATGAGCCGCACACACTTGTGTGATGCACGCTGACGCTTGCCTCCCCGTCAGAGGCTCATGACTGGGCAGTCCCTGTATTGGGGCTGCCCTTTTTTGTATTTAACTCAAACCCATACAGGAGAAACATTATGGCAACTCACGCTGGCAGCGAGGGGAAGGTCTTTATCGGATCAAACCAAGTCGCTGAAATCAAATCATGGTCGCTGGAAATCACCAGTGACACGGTGGACGCTTCCATCATCGGTACGCAGTGGCGCAAAAACCAAGCCACGATCAAAGGCTGGTCGGGCAGTTTTGAGGGCTTCTGGGATGAAACCGACACAGATGGCCAAGGTGCAATCAGTGCAGGCGGCACCGTGACATTGAACCTCTACCCGGAGGGCGATGATTCCGGGGCAACCTACTGGAGCGGTGATGCGATTATCACCTCCATTTCTTACAACGCATCGTTTGACGGGATTGTTGAGGCGTCTTTCAGCTTCACCGGCACCGGTGCGCTCACTGAATCAACTGTTACACCTTAAAGGAGGGATCATGAGTGTTATTCATCGTGCTACTGCTCATTATGCGAGCCAAGAAAAACTAATTATCGCTGTACCCGAATGGGGTGAAGGTGATCTGCCGTTAGAAATCCACGTCTTTCCCATGACGATGGCCGAAGTGAACTTGATGCAGAAAATTGCCAGCAAGAAGGCCAGTAACATCGAACAGGCAGCCAATATCATCGTGGTGAAAGCCAAGGATAAGGATGGCAAGCGCCTCTTTAGTGTGAATGATCGCGACAAGCTCATGCAGGAGGCCGATTACCGCGTGGTATCTCGCATTGCCGAGCGCATCGAGGAACATTTCTTCGGAGATATGGAAACCCACAAGGGAAACTCCGACGCGACCCAACCCGCAAAAACCAGTTAGCGCTGGCATGGCGGCTCTCCCGGCCTTTGGCTGAGATTGAAGCCATGTCACCGCAGCAATTCATGGAATGGGTCGCCTTTTTCGAACTTCAATCAGAACAAATGAGTAAAAACCATGGCAAGATTCGGTAGCGCAGAATTTGTCATCCGCGCCGTAAATAAAACGCAGAAAACCTTCGCCCAGATCAATCAGGGCGTGGATAATATGGATCGGCGTTTTTCCAAGCTCGGACGTGGCGTGAGTCGTTTAGGCGGCTTGATGGCCACGGCCTTTGTCGGGCGGCAGATCGTGGACACGATCACTAAATTCGAAAAGCTGGAAGCCTCCCTGCGCACGGTGACCGGTTCTGCAGAAAAAGCCGGTGTTGCCTTTAGCTTTATTCAGGATTTTGCTTCTACCACGCCCTTCCAGCTGGAAGAAGTCACCGATGCGTTCATCAAGCTGAAGGCGTTGGGGCTAACCCCTTCAAAAGAAGCACTGACCTCTTACGGCAACACTGCCTCGGCGATGGGTAAAAGCCTGAATCAGATGATTGAAGCGGTGGCGGATGCGGCCACAGGTGAGTTTGAGCGGCTGAAGGAATTCGGGATCAAATCCAAAAGCCAAGGTGATCAGGTGACCTTCACCTTTCAAGGTGTCAGCACCACGGTGGGCAAAAACTCACGTGAGATTGAAGCCTATCTGCGCTCAATCGGTGATGTACAGTTTGCTGGGGCAATGGAAGAGCAAGCCGATACGCTCAATGTTTCGCTCTCCAATATGGGCGATGCGTTTTCCAAGCTGGTGAAAGCCATTGGTGATGCTGGCCTAACGGATATTCTGCAGGCGGTGGCCGATGCCATTAAATGGCTGGCTGAGAAAATAACCGCTGCCATTCCGCTCTTTAAGCTGGGTTTTAAGGCGATTATCGCGGAGGTGATCAAGTTCGGCAATCTCTTCATTGCCGTATTCAAAGGCGTTGGCCGTGCGTTTCAGGCATTTGGGGAAACTATTTCCTCCCGGTTTGAAGCGCTGGGAAAAGACCTGGCAGCGTTTATCGAAGACCCGTTGGGTGGTGTATCGTTTGAGAACACCCGTGCTGCGCTGGAAACTGGCTTGCTCGATGCGATGGGCAATGCGTTTGATAAAGCATTGCAGGAAGCACGGGATTTTAATGCAGCGATTGATCAGGAAATTGAGGGTGCAGCGCTGAAACTCTATGAGGCGCGGCAAAAGAAAAACCAGTCATTGGCCGATTTGTTTCAAGAAACACAAACACCCGAAAAGACCGAGGAAACCAGCAAGGCCACGGAGAGATTCAACAAGCTGCAACAGGAAGCGCAGCGGATCATCGACTCCACGCGCACCCCGCTGGAGAACTACAACAAGGAAATGGAGCTGCTCAATAAGCTGCTGAAGGAAGGCCATATCAATCAGGAAACCTTCGGGCGTGCCATGGAACAGGCACAGGAGAAGCTGAAAAAATCCTCCGAGAAAGCCGGTGATGTCATTGGCAATGAATTCGAAGGGCTGGGCAAAACGATGGAAGGCACGGTGGCCGATGCGCTAGATGGCATCAGTGGCCGCTTTGACAGCTTCGGCGATTTTACCAAAGGCTTCCTGTCTGATCTGAACCGCCAACTGCTGCAATTCGCATTGAAGGATTTGGGCATCACCGGCGAAGGCGGCATTATTGGGCAAGTGTTCAATGGTATTGGCGGCCTGTTCAAAGGCGGTGGTGGCTCTGGTGGCGGGTTCGGTAGCCTGCTTTCCAGCGTCGGCAGTATGTTCGGCGGCTTCTTTGCCGATGGCGGCACGCTCAAAGCTGGTCAGTTTGGCGTGGTGGGCGAACGTGGTCCAGAGCTAGCCTTTGCCGGTGCGCAACCCATGCAGATCATGCCGAATGCCGGTGCGCCGGTCACGGTGAATATGAATATCCAAACCCCGGATGTGCAGTCCTTCCGTAAAAGCCAAGGGCAGATTGCGGCGGATATGGCGCGTTCCGTGGAACGGGCACGGAGGAATCTTTAGGCTTTGAAATGCTCATAGATTGTCCACGTGCCAATCAGGATAAAGCCTATACCGGCCAGTAACTTTAAGGGCACCATATCCATATATTTTGCGGCATAGGTGCCGAGTAATACGGCAATGGCTGTGGATGCGGTGAGCGCTAAAGAGGCAGCGATAAACACAAGCCAAGGATTACGATCACCCTCCGTTGCAAATAGAACAGTAGCTAATTGGGTTTTGTCACCAAGCTCAGCCAGAAAAACAGTAATGAAAATGGCAAATAATGGGGAAAGGTTCATATCAAACTCCAGTGGTTGGGCGGTGATTAAACCATACGACACAAGCAACCACGCCCAACCATGAGCGATTGCAGGTATCGTAGGTCTCACCAAGCCTTCACTGGCCGAATACGCCATGATCCTATGGGATCAAGTATGTTGACGCATTCTTTCTCCGGGTTGGAGAAAAGGTTACTCCCCCAAGATGGGAGGAAAATAAGCAGATTAAGACTATTTCACAAGGTATTTTATGAGTTTTGTCGAAGTACAATTCCCCACAGACATCAGCTATGGGGCAACAGGTGGTCCGATGTTTCTCACCGATGTGGTGGCGACTGTTTCCGGGCATGAGCAACGCAATAGCAAATGGAGTCAGTCCCGCGCCAAGTACAATGTGGCCAGTGGCATCAAAACTGAAACCCAGTGGCAGGCGTTGATTGCATTTTTCCGGGCACGTCGCGGCAAGGCGGTGGGCTTTCGTTTCAAAGACTGGAGCGATTACAAAGGTGAAAACCAGCCGCTGAAGCCACTCGGCGGCAATGACTACCAGCTGGTGAAGCAATATGTCAGCGGTTCGGCTGTGTATGAGCGAGACATCACCAAACCGGTGGCTGGCACGATCACGCTCTATGAGGACAGCATCCTGCAGCCCACCGGCTGGAGCGTGGATACCACCACGGGCATCATCACTACGTTGCTCTCTGGCACGCTGGCGGTGGATTTTGAATTTGATGTGCCGGTGCGCTTCGATACCGACGAGATGGCGATCTCGATGGATAGCTTTGATGCCGGAAACTGGAGCAGCATCCCACTGATTGAGGTGCGCGTATGAGAGTGATTTCCCCACAATTAGAGGCGCATTTTGAAGGCGGCATGACACAGCTTGCCACCTGCTGGCGTATTACCCGGCAGGATGGTGTGGAAATTGGCTTCACCGATCACGATCAGCCGATCACTTTTGATAGCGTCGAATATGATTCGATTGCTGGATTCACGCCCACCACGGTGGAAAGCAAAAGCAATATGTCGGTCGATAATCTGGATGTGGACGGACAGCTCTATCCTTCCAAGATCACCGAGGAGGACTTGCTGGCTGGCCTCTATGACTATGCCGAGATTGAAATCTTTGTAGTGAACTATGCCGATCTCACACAAGGCAAGCTGGTGGTGAAGCGCGGTCGGCTGGGTGAAGTGACGCTTAATAGCCAGATGTTTCAGGCGGAAGTGCGCGGCCTGACGCAGCATCTCAGCCAGACCATTGGCGAGGTGTTTTCACCATCCTGCCGCGCCATCTTGGGTGATAGCCGCTGTAAGGTGGCGCTGGCTGGCTTTACTGCATCAGCCACCGTTACGGCTATTACCAACAACCAGACATTTACGGCCAGTACGCTCACCCAAGATGCCGGGTGGTTTACAGGCGGCGAAGTGATCTGGACATCTGGCAATAATGATGGCCGCCGGATGGAGGTGAAAGAGTTTGCTTCCGCGCAGGTGGTGCTGGCACTGCCGATGGGAAAGAGCATTCAAGCGGGTGACACGTTCGACATCATCGCCGGGTGCGATAAGACCCGCGAAACCTGCCAGAGCAAATTTTCAAACATTATCAATTTTCGGGGTGAGCCGGATGTACCGGGCACAGACAAGCTACTCACCACCGCAGGAACACTGGATAAGACGAATCGAAATGGCTGATATTACACCACAACAGATTATGGAGCAGGCTCGCACATGGCTGGGCACAAAGTATCACCACCAAGGTCGGCTGAAGAAGTCAGAGCGCGGCGGTGGCGGCGTGGATTGCCTTGGGCTGGTGATCGGCGTGATTGATGAGCTTGGGATGCAGGATGGTGCTGGCAATCCGCTGGTTCATGCCGATGAGTTCAACTACTCGATGTATCCGGAGCAAGGGCGGCTGGTTCGTAGCATCAGTAATCATCTTCGCCACGTGCCGGTGGAGCAGATGCGCGTGGGTGATCTACTACTATTTCGTACTTTCAAAGACCCGCAGCATGTGGGCTTGCTAACGGACTATCCCGGCGGCGGTGCCGGGCTGATCCATTGCAATTCCAGCGCTGGCAAGGTGGTGGAGCAACCGCTCTCGATGACGTGGGTGCGGATGCTCACCCATGTGTACCGGTTCAAAAAGAAACAACTGAAATCTCTGAAATAACATGGCTGATATTGTTTTACCTGTAGTTGGCGGCACGGTGGGCTTCGTGCTGGGTGGTCCGTCTGGCGCGATTATGGGCGCGAACCTTGGCAGCATGGCGGCCAGCACCTTCTTCCCGAAAACGCAGCGCGTACAGCTACCGACGCAGGAAGGTCCGAGGCTGGCTGATCTTCGTGCGCAGACGGCCACCTATGGCAATATGATCCCGAAAGTCTATGGCACCATGCGGCTGGCCGGGAATGTGATCTGGTCAACCGACATCAAGGAGGTAAAATCAGAAAAGACCACCACACAAACTAGCTCCGGCGGTGGTAAAGGTGGCGGTGGCGGCAAAACCACCACCAGCCAGACCACGGTCACCTATGAGTATTTCGTTACGCTGGCCATTGCCATTTGCGAAGGTGAGATCGATGAAGTGATCCGCGTTTGGGCGGATAGCAAGGTGCTGACAGAAGACACGCTCTCAGCCGCACAAGGCAAATATAACGTATATCATGGTAGTGAAGATCAGATGGTCGATGATATTATGGCCAAATATCTGGCCGCTGGCACTATTCCAGCTTACCGGGGCATGGCTTATGTGGTGGTAGAGGACTTTCCGCTGGCCGAATATGGCAACCGCATCCCCAACTTCACCTTCGAAGTGCGCCGGTCAGTCAAATTCACGCCTTCCGTCGAGGATAAGATCACCGATATGGTGATGATCCCCGGTGCGGGTGAGATGGTGTATGGCACCAATGTGCAAACCAAGCAGGATGGTTATTTCGAGTATTTCGGCGGGGCGTTTACTCCCTCCGGCGATAAGAAATACCTCAACATGCACAATTACGAAGGCAAGGCCGATGCGTTGGTAGCCGTGGATCAGATGCTGGATGTGCTGCCAAATCTGGAATGGGTGGCGATTGTTGTCACATGGTTTGCCACTTCCACCGATGCCGGGGCGTGCGAGATCATTCCCAAGGTGGAGTTTCAGGGCACGACGCAAGTATTGCCGCAGGATTGGAGCGTGGCCGGTTACACCAGAAGCACCGCGCAGGTAGTGCTGAAGTTTGATCCGGAAACGCCGACCTATGGCGGCACACCTTCGGATCATACGGTGGTGCAGCTGGTCGATCACCTGAAAGCCAAGGGCTTGAATGTGATGCTCTACCCGATGCCGTTCGTGGATACGATCACGCCGGTGCCCAAGCCTTGGCGTGGCCGGATTGAGCCTGCTAATGCTACGGATGCTGCAAGCTGGTTCACCAAAACCAATGGCTATAATGGCTTCATCACCCATTACGCCAATTTGGTGAAAAACAAAGTCGATGCCTTTGTGATCGGCTCGGAGCTGATCGGCATGACGGGGTTTACTGATACGCCCGGCAATTATCCAGCAGTGAATCAGCTGGTGTCACTGGCGGCCACGGTGAAAGGCATTATGGGCGGTAGCACCCAGATTACCTATGCCGCAGACTGGAGCGAATATCACAGCACCGATGGCTGGTTTAATCTTGATCCGCTCTGGGCTTCGTCGAACATCGATTTTGTGGGGATTGATAGCTATTTCCCGCTGACGGAAGACTTGCCGCAAATTCAGATCACCGAAGAAAAGATTAAGGAATATTGGGAGAAAGGCGAAGGCTGGGATTACTTCTGGAACAGCACCCGCACGGTGCAAACCAGCTATGGCGGTGATCCGACTTACGCATGGAAGAATCTGGAGCATTGGTGGAACAGTAGCCACACCAACCCGGATAGCAGTACTACCAGCTGGGCTGCCAAAATGAAGCCGGTCTGGTTTACCGAGTTCGGTTTTCCGTCTGTCGATGGATGCGCCAACCAGCCCAACGTGTTTTACGATCCAACCTCCAGCGAGAGTTTTTTCCCTCGTGGCTCCAAAGGCCGGGTGGATTTTCAGGCGCAGCGGGAAGCACTTAATGCGACGCTGGATTATCTGGCAGAACGCAATCAGGAATCCGGTAAGAGTGATCTGGTGCCGCGCCGCTTTGTCTGGACATGGGATGCGCGGCCATTTTCCTTCTGGCCTGATCTGGAAGGTGTCTGGCAGGACTCGATCCTCTGGAATACCGGCCATTGGGTGCAGGGAAAGTTGGGCAATTCTACGCTTGGCGCGATTGTTGGTGAGCTGTTTCAGGCAGCCGGTCTAACCGCCAGTGATTATGATGTCTCACGCCTGACAGATACGGTGGAGGGCTTCATCCTCGACCGCCCGATTACGGTTCGTAGTGCCTTGGAATATCTCACTTCAGCCTTTTTCTTCGATGTGGTCGAGAGTGATGGCATCCTGAAATGCGTGCCGCGTGGCAGTGAGTCGGTGAAAGCCGTGCCCGAAGATGATCTGATCCCCGCCGCCAAGAAAGGCGTGCAGGATATTCTGCAGATCACCTACGCACAGGAGCTGGAATTGCCGCAACGGGTGAATGTCACCTATCTGGATCGGCCTTTCAATTATGATCCGGTGACACAAACCAGCCAGCGCCAAACGGTGAAAGCGGTGGATCAGGTAACGATCAGTCTGCCGATTGTCATGGGTGCCACCCGTGCCAAGCAGATTTCAGACATCACGCTCTATGGTACTTGGAAGGAACGCGCTAGCTTCAACCTGACACTTCCGCCTAAATATGTGCGAATCGAGCCAACCGATGTCATCACCGTGACGGTCAATAATGTGCCGCATGAGATGCGCGTCGTAAAAACTGACATGGAAGCGAACGGCGTGATGCAGGTCAGCGCGGTGGCAGAAGACATCAGCTCCTATGATTTCTATACGCCACCGGGTGAAACCAGTTCCACGCTCACCCCGCCGGTGCTGGTGCCTGACACGCTGGTGCAGTTCATCGATGCGCCACCACTGCCAACCGATACCGTGCCAAACCAAGGCTTGCTACGGATTGGTGTGGCGGCAGATGGTCAGAACTGGAACGGCTCGGCGGTCTATCGCTCCGATGATGGCGGCGAAGCCGGTGGTAACAGTTTCAGCCTACTGGCCGGGCTGGATGGTGCAGCCACCTTTGGTGTAATCACCACTAATCTGCCAGCCGGGTGCTTTGAAACATGGGATACCGTGAACGAGGTGGAAGTGATCCTCACGTCTGGTTCGCTCGCATCCGTGAATGAGCTGGCCGTGTTCAATGGTGCCAATGCCGCCTTGATCGGAAATGAGCTTATGCAGTTCCAAAATGCCCAGCTGATTGGTGAGAACACCTATAAGCTAACCAAGCTGCTGCGCGGCCGTCAGGGTACGGAATGGGCAATCAATAGCCACACCACAGGCGAGCGCTTCATTCTGATCAGCCCGGCACTTTATACAACGGCAATCGCCAATAATCTGATTGGGCGCGAGCTGTTCTACAAGGCTGTGAGTGTTGGCAACACGCTGACCACCACCGAGGAGGTGGCCTTTACTTATACCGGGCGAAACCTGAAGCCATTTTCTCCAGTGCATGTGAAAGGTACGCGCAATGGTGCCGGTGATCTCACCATTAGCTGGATTCGTCGCTCCCGCATCGATGGCGAGTGGCGCGATGGCGTTGGCATTCCGCTTGGTGAAGAATCTGAGCTTTACCAAGTGGATATTCTTAATGGCAGCACTGTGGTGCGAACCATTGAAACCACCAGCCCAACCGCCAGCTACAGCGCAGCAGATCAGGTGGCAGATTTCGGATCGGCACAAAGCAGCATCGATTTGAAGGTTTACCAACTGTCGGCGGTGGTTGGCCGGGGATACGCGGCAACAACCAGCATTTAATAAATCAAACATTGGAGGAAATCATGTCCCAGACCGGAAGGCTGGGCTTGCCGTATATTGTCACGAGCCAAGCCCAAAAAGAAGTGACGCATAATGAGGCACTCAATCGCCTTGATGCGTTCGTCACCCCGGTGGTGGCAGATATTGCCAATGCACCACCGGGCAGCCCCAGCGTTGGTGATCTCTATATTGTCGGCTCCAGCCCGACCGGTGACTTTGCAGGCCAAGCCAATAATCTGGCGCAATATCTCACCGGCGGCTGGGTGTTCTATTCGCCGTTTAAGTGGATGGATGCGGTGGTGGAATCGCTGGATTCCCGCATGACCTATGACGGCTCCGGCTGGGCAGCATTTGGCCTGATTGCTCAGGATAGCGGTGAATATCTCCGCATACAGCGCTGGCAGGAAGATATTGACCTCAGCGGTGGCACTACCAGCGCCACCAATATTCCTAACCGTGCCACCGTGTTGGCGGTCAACACGCGGGTGATCACCGCACTCACCGGCACGGTGGGCAGCTTCGGCGTTGGCGTGTCGGGTGACACTTCCCGCTATGGCAACGGCATCGGCACGGGCGCGGATTCCACCAATATCGGCCTGACTTATCACCCGGTCAGTTATTACAGCGACACGCCTATCGAGATCACACCCGACAGCGGCAGCATCACCGGCGGCGTGGTTCGTATCAATGTTCAATACATCACCTTTAGGGGGCCATGGAACTGGTGAATTATTATGGATGAAGAACTGAAAAAAGCCCTTCGCGCTGCGGTGCGCGAAGGGATTGAGGACGCTTTGACTAAATACGGGATCGACACCAACGACCCGACCGGCGTGCAGGCCGACATGATTTACCTGCGAAAATCCCGCACCGGGGCAGATGAAGTCATCAAATGGATCAAACGCTCAGCCATCACCGCCGCTGTCACCGGTGCGCTGGTGGCGCTTTGGCAGGGCATCAAAACCATCTTACAGGGAGGATAATCATGATCACACTACTCGGATCACTCGTTGGATTTATTAGCGCGGCTTTTCCTGATTTGCTCAAGCTATTCCGCGATCATCAAGACCGCAAGCATGAGCTGACGATCCTGCGGCTGCAAATGGAGCAGCAGGCACAAGGCCACCAGCAACGGCTGGAAGAAATCCATGTCGAGGCGGATATTGCCGAAAGCCGGGCATTGTACAAAACCTACTATAGCGGCATCAAGTGGGTGGATGCGCTTAATGGTACGGTGCGCCCCGTCTTGGCCTATGCGTTTTTCCTCCTCTATTTCACTATCAAATGTATGCAGTTTGCCATGGTTGATCTGGCCAGTCCGCTGCCATGGCACATGGATATGCTGTGGTCGGTCGAGGATCAGGCAATCTTCGCAGGCATCATCTCTTTCTATTTTGGGCAACGCGCCATGAGCAAGGTACGGAGTGGAAAATGAGACAGATCACCAAGAATGGCCTTGATCTCATCAAGCGCTTTGAGGGGTTTGAGCCGGAAATCTATCTGGATGCGGCTGGCCTGCCAACGATTGGCTATGGCCACCTGATCCGCAAGGGTGAGCATAAAATGTTCGAGAACGGCATCAGCCGGGAAGCTGGTGAGGCGCTTTTGATCAAGGATGTGCAAGCAGCGGAACGCGCTGTATTGCGCCTGATCGATGTGCCTCTCACCGATGGTCAGTTTGATGCGCTGGTGTCGTTTACCTTCAATGTTGGCTCCGGCGCTCTTCAGCGTTCCACACTCCGGCGCAAAGTGAACCGTGAAGAGCATGACGAAGTGCCGCGTGAATTCCTGCGCTGGATCTGGGCTGGTGGCCGAAAGCTGCGCGGGCTTATCAGACGCAGAGAAGCTGAGATAAAAATCTATCTAACCTAG